TTGTCGCCAAAATTTCTACGGAGAAATAAATTTTTTGATAAATTTGAAAAAAGCATTGAAAAAAAACTTTCCGAAAAATCGAGAGCAGGTATTTGTATTGAAATGCACTGTTATCGTCAAAAAATAGCCGAATTTTGCCCCGGATTCTTCCTTCTGCAAAGCATGGAACGTCCCTTTTCTTCATATGTTGGAGGGAGGGGAAGTGAAAACATGGGAAAAAAGCTTTTGGCAATCCTGATTGGATATATTATATTGGCAGTTATCCTTCTTCCGTTGTTCATTACCCTGCTTTGGGGCGGATTTTTCACCCAAGAGGTGAAGGAGGCAAAAACGCTGATCGGGATTGATGATGTGTTTTCGCCGGAGCTGGAGGAATATATTGTGGGGGTTGTTTCTGCGGAAATGCCTGCTTCTTTTCCGGAAGAAGCCTTAAAGGCGCAGGCTGTGGCTGCTCGTACCTATGAAGTGAGAAAGATGCAGGAGGCGGGCTCCGAAGAAGTTCTTTATGATGTAGGACAAGCCTACAATTCCGTTGTGGAGCAAAAGAAAAAATGGGGCGAAAATTATATTGATAATGCAAATAAAATTAGAAAAGCGGTAAAGGAAACCCAGGGCGAAATTATGGTTTATGATGGGGAGCCAATTTTGGCGGTATTTCATGCCCAAAGCGCCGGCAAAACAGAGGCCTCGGAAAATGTGTGGTCCAGTGCTCTGCCCTATTTAAAAAGCGTTGACAGCGAGGAGGATAAGAATGCGCCCAATAACGAATATACTTGTACGATTTCCGCTAAGGAGGTTTGGGATAAGCTGCAAAAATTTGGGGAGTTAAATCAAGATGAAACGAATTTGACCTTCAATATTATAGATAGATCCCAAGCGGGCTACATTCAAAAGTTAAGAGTAGGCGGCATTAGTCTAAGCGGTTTGGAGGTTCGCACCGCGCTGGGGCTGCGCAGCGCAAACTTTGAGGTGGAGCGGCAAGGGGACAGCTTTGTTTTTGTAACCCATGGCTATGGTCATGGTGCAGGAATGAGCCAATATGGCGCTTCTTATTTAGCGGAGGAAGGCATGGATTATCGGGAAATATTATGTCATTATTATCAGGGAATTTCATTTGAAAATATTGCATAAGTCTTTTTTCCCTGTAAAATCAAGCATTTTTTTCAATTCGTCAAAAATCCGTCAAAAAATTTGATTGATTTTTTCCGCTGCTTTCCGCATCATGTCATTAGTAACGTGGGAATAGACCTTCATTGTCATTTCCACGTTATGCCCCAATATGGCGGCAGCGGTTTTAAAGTCAACGCCGTTCGCTATCAAATCGGTGGCGTAGGTGTGGCGTAGCATATGGATGTTGATGTTGATACCGACTTTTTTTGATATATAAGCGACGTTTCTCGTGACGCTTTTGCCTGAAAACGGAAATACCCTGTTGTCCATATTGATAACATTGAACACCTTTTTATATTCTGCTAATTCATTCATAGTATTTTTGGCAACCGGTACAACTCTTTTGCTATTTTTCTTTTTAAGTGTTCCGAAACCTTCCTCATTACCGTCCAATAGCTTCCATTGGCGCACCACATGGATTTCATTGTTTTTAAAATCAACATTATCCCACGTCAGCCCCAACAATTCGCCACGCCTTAAGCCTGTACCGAGGGCGAAAGAGCAAAGATAATAATATTTTGTATATACTTTTTTAGATTGCAAAAAAACAAACAATTTTACAGTCTGGTCTTTTTCTAGTATTTTTACTTCCTTTTCATCATCATTGTACTGCATAACAGGAAGCTTAATTTCTTTCATTGGATTAGATGGTATTATTCCATAAGGTGTTACAGCTTGGTCTAGGATATATTTTATTTTGGTTAAATACGTTTTAATTGTGGAAATCTTAAGCCCGTCTTTTATCAGCTCGTCCGCACATTTCTGTATGTTCATGTTCTTCAGTTCAGCTAATTCGATATCTTTTATATCATCAAATTTCTTCACGGCGGTTTTCTTTGATTTTATGGTATTTGCGGTCATGTGTAGTTTCTCGTGTTTGATTAAGTCCTCTGCAAACTTCCCGAACGTGATGCCCTTATATTGTGGCTCAACATTGGCGGTCATTTCGACTTCTTTTTTCAGCACGTCAAGATGCTTTTCGGCTGCCGTCTTTGCATCTTTTTTCAGTGAAAAGCCTTGTTTGCTTTTCTGTTTCCACTTGCCATCTACCTTATAACTTATAATATACTGCCATCCTTTGTCTTTTTCACGATATGTGATGTTGTAGTCCATGGTATCCCTCCTGAGTTTATTTCGATATTTGTTGATATTTTTTTACACAAGTGGTAAGATATACCTACCTGTCGGCATACAGGGAAAGGAAAGAATTGCATGTCACCGTATGAAATTACCATGATTGTTATTGGCGTAATTGGATTGACGTACAGCATCGCAAAAGACATACATAAGCGGTAGCAAAAAGCAGTAAATGAATGCCATCGTCTGCGAGTTGAAAACAAAAAGCTGACCACTTTTCCGTCAAATATTACAAAACCTGTGTGAGTTTTGGTGTAGCAGATTGGCGGTATTCCAATTGACAACGCTGTTTTTACATGATAATATAAAAATATCATACGGGGTCGTGAGTATTCGATTTCCTTTTTAAAACTTTAGGTTTGGTCACCTAAAAAAACCTGTGACAAATTGTGATAAATTACAGGAGGACTACAATGAACTGATTAACCAATCACAAGAGAGAGCGAGTAGAGATACTCGCTTTTTCTCTGCCCATTTTTCAATCAATTTGCATTTCCTCCATTCGCCCTACCATACAATAGGGCGTTTCTTTTTTTGCTTGAAATCCTCCATTCTTATGACGTTTGCTTTCTCGGAACCTGTTGTTCTGGAACCAATTCCATATCTAGGATGCAACGTACCTTGTTTCGTGTCCTGCTGTCTGCGGCTTCATATTCAGCGGCAACGGCTAGAGTGTCGGGGGAAAAGGTAGGCTGTGTGTTTGGTTGCTCTTTATATCTTTCAGTTTCAAATAAATAGTCAGGGTTAATATCCAAAATAGAAATAAGTTTTTTAATTTTTAAAAGGTCAGGTTCCCTGTTTCCCTTTTCATATCCTGTTAATGTTGATTTTGCAACACCTATCATTTCGGCTAGTTGCTCCTGTGTCAATCCTTTTTCTTTTCGTGCTTTTGCAATCTTTTCACCAAATAGCATATCAATTCCTCCTTAGATAGCTACATTGTACAACGTATATTATATGCACGTCAATTAAAAAAGTTGCATTTTGAAAACTTTTTTTTGCAAAAACTATTGACAAGTTTTCATTATGCAACTATACTAAAGCTGCAAGGTTGCAAAACGCAAACAACAAAGGAGATGGCAGTATGACATTAGCAGAGGCAAACGGAAGATTGAGAACAGTGCAAATAAACGAGGAACAGCTTTGGTACATAAATTCTCTTTACATTTTACTTGACCTTGACAAAGATGATTTCTGCAAAATCATTGATGCGGTTGGACTTGATAAGCTACTTAAAAAGCGGTTGCATTACGACAGACTTCTAATTGCAGAGGAAGAGCTTTCAAAAAAAGAAAAATACATCCAAGCGAAGCAAAGGCTACAAGAAATTGCATTCGAAAAAATGGAACTCGAAGAAGTTGTGAACGCTTATAAGCATGATTAGAATGCACCTACCTGATGATGGCTGGATGGTTACCAGCCGAAACCGCCATTCGTGGTGGTAGTGGGAAACCGCAAATAAAAAGAAAGGAGCTGATTAAATGTTTAGAAATCTCGAAGCGGAACAAAGAAGATTAGGTTTTACAAATGCTCAAATGGCTGAAAAACTTGGAATCGCAAGACTTACATATGAATCTAAGAAAAAGAACGGCAATTTCAACAGAACGCAAATCACAACCATGTTGAACCTTTTCAACTGTGATTTTTTCTATCTGTTTGAATGTGACGAGCAAGACAAAGCATCTTAAAGGAGGATATGTATGGATAAGCAAGAAAAATGCGCTCTAATGCAAGAGCGCATAGACAATGGCGATATTTTCAGCAAAGCAAAAAACAAAGACACTTGTCCTAACTGCGGTGCAGTTACTGACAAGGACAATGATAATTATTGCTGGAAGTGCGGAGAAAAGCTTGTCTAATCTCCATCGTCAACAAAAGTTATTTTGACATCGTAACAGTCCAAATAAAATGTACTTTCATTGCCACACATAGGGCAAAACATGGTGCTGTAATTAAGGTGTTTTCTACATTCTGGATTTGCACATCTGTTTGAGTTGAAATCAAATCCACATTTTGGGCAAGTTGATAATCCATACAATTCATCTTCGTGCTCGAATTTTATTCCGCAGTCGCAGATAGGGCAACGAGCAATAAACATCATCTTCACCTCCCTTCTAGGGAAATAGTACCACAATATTCCACAAAATACCACAAAAGGAGGGATACCATGCATGAAATGCTCACGCAAACAGACCTAGCCAAACGCTGGGGGGTTGACAGAAAAACCATAACAAATTGGATTGCGGAGAAGAAAATCAAGCCGAACAAAGTAACAAACATGTTCCCATCTGATTACATAGAAGCAATTGAACGTGAGGGAATCGACATAAACACCGTCAGCGTATTTGCATTGAGGGCGAGAGATAGACGGATTGAACGGCTAGAGAACGAAAATGCAATGCTGAAAAGCACATTATATCAAATGGCGGTCACAGCCAACGAAGTGGCGGCGAAATTGGCAAGACAAGCATAGGAGGGAACATAATGAACTTAGAAGAAAGCATCAAGAGCATAACCGAACAAAAGTTATCCGACGGCACCATTGAGAAAATTATTTCTGAGCAGTTTGAAAAAGGTGTGAATACAGCCGTGTCAGATTTATTGGGGCATTACGGAGCTGTAAACAAGGTTATCAAGGCTAAAGTAGAGGAAATAATGGTTCCAGCACTCGAAAGATACGATTTTTCTAGCTATCTGGTAAAGTTGGATTCCGTATTGACGGAAATTATTAACAGTACCGCATTAGTTGAAAACAAGAAGCTGCTGGAAAATTTCAAGGAATTAATGATTGAAGATGAAAGAATCAAGGCAATTAAAGTTTCCGAGCTTTTCGGGAAATGGTGCAATTACGTTGCGGCAGAGGTTGAAACAAGTGGATTGGAAGTTAATTGCGAGGATGGTGAGCCTAGTTATGAAAATGTAGAAGTAACCATGACGGTTGAACACGAAGAAGGGCGAGCATGGTCAGATTTAAAGAAAGCCAACATCATTTTCGAATGCGAGCATGACGAAAAAATGAATGTTCTAATTCCTATTCACAACTGGGAAAAGTATGACGGCAATGGTTGGGATATTGAATTAAAGATAGACCCCGATATTAACAACCTTAGATATTTGAACAGTTTTGAAATTCTACTTTTGAAGCTGAAAAGAGGTTTCTGTAAAATCGTTTTGGATGAAGAAGAAATGGAAGAAGAAGTGTCACCGGAAGCGGAACCAGAAGCAGATTGGAGCTAAGGAGGGAACGCTATGAAAATCACTAAAACAGAATACGAACTCAGTCCCGAGGAATCGGCGGTAATGCTCTGCGAATTGGCGCACGAGAATGTGACCATTAACATCCAGAAGGTTTCAGCCAGTGACAAGACAGTTAATGACCTACTGCAACAGGCTGAATTGTATCGGATGCAGAAAAGATGGGGTGGTAATGTTTGAAAGTATTAGTAGCCTGTGAGGAATCGCAAGCGGTAACAATCGAACTAAGAAAGCTAGGTCATGAAGCGTATTCTTGCGATATAGAACCGTGCAGTGGCGGCCATCCTGAGTGGCATATACAGGGCGATGCACTCGAATTATTAAAAATCAAATGGGATATGATTATCGCCCATCCTCCTTGCACATATTTAAGCAATGCAGGAGCGTGTAGGCTTTATCCACAAAAAGGCGTTTTAAATGAAGAAAGATACATGAAAGGCTTAGAAGCAAAGGGATTTTTTTTGAAATTCTACAATGCTGATTGCGACAGAATCGCAATAGAAAACCCTGTTTCAAGCAAAGTATTTCAAATGCCACGACATTCACAAGAGATACAACCATATGAGTACGACCCCGAAAACGAACATCCTTACACTAAGAAAACTCGTCTATGGCTTAAAGGATTGCCGCAATTAATACCCACTTCACCAGATGCAAAACCAATAGGGCCATATGTACCAGCTGGTACAGGTAGAAAAGACCGCAACAAATACGGAGCCGCAAAACGTGGCGATGATGCTAAAAACAGAGCCAAAACCTTCCCCGGAATAGCCAAAGCGATGGCGGAACAGTGGGGTGGTCAGCTATGAAACGATACGTCCGCCGTGTCCGCTGTTCAAAGTGCGGCGTTATGTGGAAAATCGACAAAGACGCGGACACAAGCAAAGGATACATATGCCCCGATTGTAGCCGGGCAAGGATGAAAAGAGAAGCGATTGAAAACAAAATTGATTATTCGGTGTTCACGTTCAATGGGGCGTGGCACGGGGTAAATGGATGGAAAAGGGAGGAAATAATGTGAGTGAAGCTGAACGACGGCAACAACGAATAATTGACCGCCGAGTGAGCCGTTTAAAACGTGCTAGAGCGGTTCTGGTTGCAAAGGTAGTGTTTATATGGTTGTTTGCTTTTGCGGCGAATATCGGGTTTATTTTCGCCATGTACGATGCTTTACCGAATAACCCAGTTCTAAAATATTTCTTGATCGTAGTGTTTACATATTCTTGGGTGAGCCTGTTTGACGAGCTGACCGAAAGAATTGCAATAAAAAGTCCCCAAGGAACTGCAATTCCAGAAGGGGACAGAGATAAATAATCACTTTAAGTTTAGATGAAACTAGGAGGAATGTCAATCATGGGAATTAAAGGTTATAAAGTTTTCAATCCAGACTGGACTTGCAGAGATTTTCAATATGAGGTCGGAAAAGAATTTGTTCACAACGGAAATATTGAAATGTGCGGAAAAGGGTTTCATTTTTGCCAAAAAGCAAGCGATTGTTTTAATTATTACAATTTTAACAGTAATAACAATGTTGCAGAGGTTGAAGCGTTAGGTTTGGTCGAGAGTAGCGACAATAAAAGCGTTACCGACAAAATTTTGATTGTGCGTGAAATCCCGTGGCACGAGTTGCTGACAATCGTCAATGAAGGAAATGATTGTACCGGACTTTGCAACACAGGCGACTGCAACACAGGCAACCGGAACACAGGCAACCGGAACACAGGCGACTGGAACACAGGCGACCGGAACACAGGCGACTGGAACACAGGCGACTGGAACACAGGCGACCGGAACACAGGCAACCGGAACACAGGCAACCGGAACACAGGCAACCGGAACACAGGCGACCGGAACACAGGCGACTGGAACACAGGCGACTGGAACACAGGCAACCGGAACACAGGCAACCGGAACACAGGCGACTGGAACACAGGCGACCGGAACACAGGCAACCGGAACACAGGCGACTGGAACAGTTGTGATTTTTCCACAGGTTTCTTGAATTCCGAACGCCAAAAGATTGCGATGTTTAATATCCCTACGGATTTAAATAGGGATAGCATTACATCGCTCAAAGGAATGCAAGTTTTACGCTGGAATTACGAAAACTCATGGTGGATTTATTCACAAAACATGAGTGTTGAAGAAAAAGCAGTGCATCCAGAGCATGAAATTATGGGTGGCTACTTAAAAACAGTTGATTTTAAAACAGCATGCAAAATGATGTGGAAAAAACTGGATGATGATGATAAAAAGGCAGTTATGGATTTGCCGAATTTCGATGAAAAAGTATTTTTGGAAATTACAGGAATTGAGATATAGGAGGAATGTCAAATGGAATTCGATAAGTTTGGAAAGAAAACGCCACTATCAGCAGAGATAATTCCCGAAACCGACCAACAGGAATTTTGGGAACAGAACGGCAGAATTAAGGCGTTAAAGGCTTTTGTCGCATTGAGAGAAACCATGTCAACCAAGGACATTATCGCAATGTTGGGCGGTGAGCCGAATGAATGATTTTTACGGCGTGATGCTAATTTGCCCAGTACATAAGGCACCATTCGAGGTGCTAGCGGATTGGAAGTATATTGGCGGCATTTGGTACGGGAACGGAAGTAGCTACCCGGAAGAGATTTGCAAGAAAAAGGAGGATGCAAAATGAGTACATTGTACGAATTAACCGAAAATTACACACAATTACAGGACATGCTTTTGTCTGAGGAATATGACGAACAGGCCATAGCCGACACCATGGAAATTACGGAATTTGAGATTGAGGAAAAGGCGGAAAACTACGCCAAAATTATGAAAAATATCGACGGCGATATTGTTGCAATCGAGGAAGAAATTAAACGCCTTACCGAAAGAAAAAAACGCTATGAAGCTAGGAAGAAAGTTCTTTCTGATAATTTGTTTACGGCTATGAAAATCACAGGAAATACAAAGTTCAAAACACCAATGTTTAGTTTTTCAATTGCTAAAAACGGTGGGAAGCAATCTATTGATGTTTTTGGAGACGTTCCGGAAGATTATAAAAAAATTGTTGCCGAAACCGATAATGAAAAAATCAGAAAAGCCTTGGAGGGCGGAGAAACCCTTAAGTTTGCAATATTAAAAGAACGTGGTGAACATCTTTCGATTAGGTAGGGGGTACATATTATGCAATTCAGAGATTTAAAAGCCGATGAAATCGACGTCAGGGTGGCGCAGATTAGCGAAAAAGGCTGTGCGCTACTATTATACAAAGATGCTAGATGTGACATGAATATTCTCGATGAAACCGTAGGCGCATTAGGTTGGGAGCGCAAGCACAGTAGAGATAATGCAAATTGCACCGTATCCATATGGGATGCCGAAAAGCAACAATGGATTTCCAAAGAAGATACAGGCACCGAGAGCAACACAGAGAAAGAAAAAGGGCTTGCATCTGACAGCTTTAAAAGGGCGTGTTTTAACTGGGGAATAGGCAGGGAACTATATACAGCCCCATTTGTATGGGTGAATGCTAGTGACATGAATATTTCTGACAAAAACGGCAAAAAAACTACGTTCGATAAATTTTCCGTTGAAAAAATAAAAGTCGAAAACAAGGTAATTACAGGGTTATCAATTAGAAATTTAAAAACAAAGAAGAGGGTTTTTGTTTACACCCAAAAAGAGCAGGAGTGATTAAATGTTCACATTGACAGCAAATAACCCTGTTTTAAAAATTATTTCTAATAAAATTGAAATATCATTTGAAACCGATTACAAAAGCTATGAAGTCGATGCCTTAAAAGAAAAATTTAACTCTTTAAATGCGGACAAGCTGACCTTGAAAGTCAGCAAGTTCCGCAAGAATAGAAGCCTAGATGCAAACGCTTATATGTGGGTTTTGTGCGATAAATTAGCAGAGAAATTAAATATCGCAAAGCTTGAGGTTTATCGGCAACATATAAAAGATATTGGTGTTTTTCGTGAAGTCGAGATTGATGAAAAATCAGTTGATACATTGATACATAGTTGGAGCTTGAACGGCACTGGGTGGATTGCTGAAAAATTAGATTATTCCAATCATGACGGGTTTACAATAATCGCCTTATACTACGGTAGCAGCGTATACAACACAAAGCAAATGTCAAGGTTGATTGACGGCATTGTCCAAGATTGTAAAGACCAAGGCATTGAAACATTAACACCTGACGAATTGCAGCAGTTAAAGGAGGCGTGGAAGTGAAAGGTAGTCATTTGGTATCGGTTTTGCAAGGAAAAGAAAAACAATGTTATTTGACAGGAAGAACCAATATTTTACACAAACACCATATTTACGCAGGCAAAAATAGAAGCGTATCGGACAAGTTTGGATTTTGGGTTTGGCTTATACCTGATTTACATAATATGAGCAACAACGGGGTTCATTTTAACAAAGAATTAGATACGAGAATTAAACAGGATTGTCAGCGGCAATTTGAATCCGACGGAAATTCACGGCAATATTTTATGAACCTTATTGGCAGGAATTATTTGTGAGGTGAAACATGGAATTTAAAATCGAAATACCCGGCGCACCAGTAGCAAAAGGCCGCCCTAGAGTTTGTAAATTTGGCACCTACACGCCGAAGAAAACAAAGGATGCCGAGAAATACATACAGCAATGTTGGGATGCGAAATACGGCAATTTAATCCCGACGGAAAAGCCTTTAGCGGTGCAGGTGGCGTTTTATATGCCAATACCAAAAAGCACACCAAAAAAGACGGTCAAAGAAATTCTTCTTGGTAAGGTATTCCATACAAAAAAACCAGACTTGGACAACCTGTTAAAAACCGTTCTGGATGCGCTGAATAAGACGGCATACAAGGACGATGGGCAAATATTCATGTTGTCGGCAAAGAAAGAGTATTCCGAAAACCCTAAGACGGTTGTGTGGTTGCAGGAGGTGGAATGATTGGCACAAAAAAGAATGTTTACAATGCACATTTTGGACAGCGATGCCTTTCTTGATATGCCACTGTCAAGCCAATGCTTATACCTCCATCTAAATATGCGTGCAGATGATGATGGGTTTATCGGAAACCCAAAAAGAATACAGCGCATGATCGGCGCAAGTGATGATGATTTAAAAATTCTTATCGCAAAAAGATTTGTTCTGGTATTCGACGATGGCGTGATCGTTATTAAGCACTGGAAGATGCACAATACCATCCAAGGTGATAGATACACGCCTACAGTTTATCAAGAAGAGGTTAGCAGATTGCTGATAAAAGGCAATAAATCATACTCTTTTGACGATAGAAACAAAATGTTTCCAGAATGTAAACAAAATGATAACACAGGTTTAGGTTTAGGTTTAGGTTTAGGTTTAGATAAAGGTTTAAAAGAGAGTAGTAAAAAACGTACCGTTTTTACCCCACCCACCATTGAACAAGTAAAAGAATACTGCACTGAAAGAAAAAACAGCGTTGATGCAGAAAGATTTATTGACTTCTACGCTTGTAAAGGCTGGATGGTTGGTAAAAACAAAATGAAGGATTGGAAAGCAGCCGTAAGGAATTGGGAAAGAGGTGACAGCGGTGGAAGGTCTGGAGCATCTTCAAAGCCTAAGGAGAGCGACAACAGTAAATACAACGGAATGGTCTTGTGATGATAAAGCAAAGGCCTATAACAGCAGAGAAGGAAATTTAACCGGGTTCGACTGCCCTGTTTGCAAAAACAAAGGAAATATCATGGTTTTCGAAAATGGGTATGAGTATATGCAAGAATGCGAGTGCATGGAAAAGCGCAGGAGCCTAAGCAAGATGGACATTTACCTTCTCAATGACCGCATCACAGAGGAACAGTATACTGAGTTGTTGGGGTTAATGGGGTGATTTGATGATTACCATACACGAAAAAAATAGCACAGCATTTGACACATTAGGCTTGGGGGCATTGCTCCCGAGCCTTTGTAGTGTCACAGAGGAATTAAACGGTGTTTATGAGTTGGAAATGGAACACCCTTATGACGAATGGGGGAAGTGGGAGAAGCTTGAAAAGGAGCGGATTATTTATGCATCCACGCCGAGGGGAAAACAGCCGTTTCGGATTTATCATGTTAAGCCGGATATGGAAGGGATCAAAGTCAATGCCCGTCACATCTTCTATGATTTGCTGGATAATCTTTGTTTAACCGTCAATGCAACAGGTACGCCACAAGCCATTTTAAACGCCATTAAAGCGGCTTTTGTATTTACCCAACCATTTACACTATCCACAACAATGAGCGGCACAGGAACGGTAAATTTGACCAAGGTCAACCCAATAACTGCCTTATTGAGTATGGATGATGATACAACCAGTTTTGTCAAAGCGTTTGGCGGTGAGATTCTGCGTGATGGGTTTACCGTGACCATGAAAACCTCAATCGGGCAGGATCGGGGCGTGGCTATTCGATACGGCAAAAACCTAGTAGGTTTGGAAGTCAGCGAGGATATTTCAGAGGTAGCCACCAGAATTTACGCTTACGGAAAAAATGGCGTGGCTATGTCGGGGGCGTATCGGGACAGCCCACATATCGGCAATTATCAGTATCCAAAAATTTATGTTTTTGAGGACAGCAGTTTGACCGCCGCTCAACTTCCCGATGCCGTACAGGAGCTATTTGACGGTGGATGTGATTTGCCAAAAGTAAATATCAAGGCTGATTTTCAAGAGTTATCAAAGACGGTCGAATACGCAGATTACGCCATTCTGGAAGAGGTTCAACTAGGTGACGTGGTGACGGTATCCAATGTAAAAATGGGATTCCACAAGAAAGCAAAGGTTATCTCATATGAATGGGATTGCTTACTTGAACGATACAATAGCGTGGAATTGGGCGATTTTGTACCCGATTTGACATCATCCGTTACCAGCGGAGAAAAGAGCCTTGCGGCGGCTACAAGCGCAAGCACAGAGGTAAAACAGGTATATGGCTTGATTTCAGGGAAGGTAACCATTGATAGCATGGGGCTTTATATCTGCGTAGATGGCACAAGCACAGCGGATGCGACAAAGTTGTTCCATTTTGGCAGTTACGGCTTAAGGCACAGCAGTACAGGTGTAAACGGCACATGGAAAACAATTATAAATGCAGACGGAAACATCGTATAAAGGGGGCGGTAAAATGACACATGATGAAATTTCAGAAAAATTAGTTGAAGTAGACCAGCGAAGCAAGAGCAATAAACACAGGTTGGACAAGGTGGAGGAACGGCAAGACAATTTGGAACAGCTGACCAATGCCTTTGCCAAGATGGAAACGGAACAAGGCTACATAAAAAAAGACGTAAGCGAGATTAAGGCTGATGTAAAGTGCCTAGCGGAAAAACCTGCTAAGCGGTGGGAAAGCGTGGTGTCTACCGCAATCACGGTAATTGTCGGGGCATTGATTGGATATATACTTTCCGGGGGTGTGATGCCGTGAGAAAGAAAAAGCGGACATTCTCCAAACAGGCGGTCAAATGGATTCTCATTGCCGCCTTATTTGATTTACAGCTTTCCTATCTTCTTGCCTTTTTGGGGCGTGAACAGATAGCTGAAACCCTGTCAATTACCGTTGTAACAAGCCTTATCGGGGTGATGCTTGGGTATTTCATGAAGTCATTTAAGGAAACAAGAGAAGAGGAAAAAGTAAGATTGTTGGAAGAAAAAAGACAGCAAGAGGATAAACAAGCATTCATGAGTGATTTGAAAGGGGATAATAATAATGACGTGGCTGGTTGAGAATTGGTTTATTGTATTTGGTATTTTTGCCATCGCAGTGATAGCCGCTGTGGCTGTTTATCGCTTCTATGGGCTACCCAGTAAGAAGCAGATAGAAACAATCAAGGAATGGTTATTATACGCTTGCATACAGGCAGAAACAGCCCTAGGCGGTGGCACAGGGCAACTTAAATTAAGATATGTATACGATTTATTTATAACAAGATTCCCAGCGGTGGCAAAAGTGATTTCTTTTAATGTTTTTTCTGGTTGGGTGGATGCTGCGTTAGAGCAAATGAAAACGCTATTGCAGCAGAATAAAGCTATCCAAGAGGTTGTAAGGGGGGAAACTGCATGAGTTTAACAAATTTAGGTCTGGTTGAATTCGTCAAAACCAAACTTGGCACAAAATACGTTTACGGAATGAAGGGCAAGGTCATGACACAAGCCAACTATGACTATCTGAAAAATACATACGGTTCTAAAATGGTATGGAATTCGGACGAAAACAAGGTGGGTCAAGTGTGTGTAGATTGTTCTGGTCTGATTAGCTGGTACACGGGCAAGCTGAAAGGATCAAGCCAATTCGCCGCAGAAAATAAGCTGCAGCCAATCAATACGATCTCCCTAGCCCCTCCCGGTGTGGCTGTGTGGCACCAAGGACATATAGGGGTATACATTGGTAATGGTGAAATCATCGAAGCAATGGGGAGCGCATACGGCACTGTACGGACTAAGGTAGCCAAGAGAGATTTTACGCACTGGTTTAAAATTAGTGACATTGAATATGTAGAGGAGGAAACAGAAATGGTTGAAAAAGGGAAAATTATTGTGTACGGCGAGGAACAAATTGTTGATATGATCCGCAAGGATGGTATTACATATATCAAGACTAGAGATATTGCGAACGTGCTTGGGTTGAAGGTTGGCAACAAAGGAAGCGTACCCACATTAGATAGATAGAAATAAGCCCCCATTTCGGGGGCTGTTTTTTATTGCCGTCAAAAAAACGTCAAAAATAAATTCTACAACATTCCAAAAGCGAGAATTTTACATTTTAATAAAATGCCGAGTTTACGCGGTTTGCTTGCAAATTTCCGCTATGTTCCGCAATGGTTCGCAGTGCATTTTATTTCATTTGAAAATATTGCATAAAAGCCCAAAAGGCTGGCAACAATAGCCTTGGAGGTGCAATATATGAAAAATAAAAATAAGAATAAGAGAACGGCAATATGGACCGCAACGATTTGCGGATGCTTGTGTTTATTGGCTGTAGGTGCAGGCGTTGTCTGGCAGGCAGTGGATTATAAAGAAACTGTGCCGCCGCAAACACAATCTCAAGCAAGAGTGATTCAGTCTACTGAAGGAGAATTGCAGCCTGTTACCATGGCACAGACCCCGAAGGTGGATGAAACCAAGCTGGAAAAGCAGAATCAGACCAACGAAGAAAAACCCCCTGTTGTGCAGACGGCTCCCCAACCAAAGGCTACAGCCTCGACAGAGTCTAATTTTGGTTATCCCCTTTCGGGAGAAATTGTCATGCCCTACAGCGTGGAGAGTGCAATTTATGACCCTACCTTGAATCAGTATCATACAAATGACAGCATCAGTATCTCTGCTCAGGCGGGATCAGCGGTTGTGGCAGCCCAAAAGGGAACGGTAAAAGAAATTACAAAGGATGAAGAAAAGGGAAATACTGTTATAATTGAGCATGACAATGGTTGGCTGACTACATACAGTCAGCTGGCGGAGGATATTTCCGTAAAGGTCGGCGAAACTGTAGAAAAGGGCCAAAAAATTGGTACGGTGGGTGAACCCACAAAGTATACAATTGCCTTAGGCAGTCATGTTCAATTTGCCATGGAGAAGGATGGCGAAACTGTGGATCCTGAAAAAACCATTCAGGATTAA